TCCCAACGCCCAGCGCCCGCGCGCGGGTCCGGCGCTGCGGCCTGGCCCTGCTGGGCCGGCCTCGCTTGAGCTCGCCCCGAGAAAGTTCGCCAAGACCCCTCTTGGAAACTTTTCTCACCCCTCGAGAGCGACACTTCTATATGACACTCTGTCTACAAGGGCAAGAACAGATGTCCTAAAGGGCATGAATGGGGCATGAACGTGCAAGAAAAAACGTGTATCATTACAATGACATGCACACATTAGGGCATAAAGGGCATGAAACCCCTACGCGCGCAAGATATCCCAAGCAAAGTTTGAGAACACGCTCACAGCGAGTAGCTCGGAGAACGCGCCCTTCATGCCCTCTGCGACCTGAACACTGAGATTTCGGTCAGTTGGGCGCAGTCAGAACGTGCCCTGTTCGTGCCCCATGGGGCATGAACGGTCGCGAGCTCTGCTATGGCTCGATGTTCCGCCGTCGCCGCAGGTGAAGACGAACGGAGGCGAGGGGCGTAGTCTTCGCGGTTGCGTTGGTGGTGGGGGTTGGGGTATCTGCGAAGCAGCGGGGCCGGGGTCTCGCGCTCAGAACGCGGCCTTGGGCCAGAGGGAGACGAAGATGAAGTACGTTCGGAAGCTGACGCTGGTCGGCGCAGAGCAGGAAGTGAGCCTCACGGACCTCCGCAACGAGCGGGGGCGCGGCGTTGGTGCCGTGCTGATCGAGAACCAGGACACGAGCAACACGTTCACGGTGACGGGGCTGTTCGGTGGCGACTCGAGCTACGAGCTCGGCCCGGGCAAGCGGGTGCTGCTGCGCGACTCAAAGGAGTCGCTGTCGGTGGTGAAGGTCAACGGCACGGGCATCTGCCAGCTCATCATCTCCGACACGCCCGACGAGCTGCGTGTCGAGGACGTGGCCGTCACCCTCGACGCCACGCAGGGCAAGCTCAAGGTGGTCTCCAAGACCATCAACTACAGCGACTTCACCGCCGCGGCAGGCTCCGAGGTCATCGACGGCCCCGTCGTCCCCGCCGACAAGGTGTTCATCGGCTGCGCGATCGATGTCGTGACCCTGTTCGACGACTTCGGCGCCGTGACCAGCTCGAAGATCGACGTGGGCGACGGCTCCGACGCCGACTGCTTCGTCCACGACATCGAGGTGCTTGCCGGTGTCGGGACCACGGGCAAGAAGGCGTCCTTCCCCGACGCCCACTCGGCCCTGCTGGGCTACTCGCCGTCGGCGCGGGCCACGAAGGTCACGCTGACCAACACCGGCGCCAACGTCGACCTGCACTCGGCGGGCCAGGTCCGGGTCCACGCGTTCTACTTCGACAGCCTCATCTAGGCTGACGAGGGCCCGTGAACTACGAGCACGAAGCCCTGCGGTGCCAGAGAGACTTCTGGTACTGCGCGACCAAGTACCTGAAGATCCAAGACAAGCGGGCGCGGTTGGTGAAACTCCAGCCGCGCCCGCCTCAGGTTGAGGTCATCAACAAGCTCGTCAACGAGGGCGGCAACCTCTACCTGCTCAAGTCGCGGCAGATCGGCGGCACGACCATCGTGTCGGCGTTCTACTTCTGGAAGTGGATCTTCACCAAGGGCTACCGCATCGCGGTCATCGCTCACCACGAGAAGGCGGTGAAGAAGCTCTTCCGCATCTACGCCACCTTCTGGGCGCACTTCCCAAAGTGGATGCGGCCCGCCGAGCTGGGCCTGAGCCAGGTCCACCTGCACGCCGCCAACGACCGCCGCATCGACGTGGGCACCGCGGGATCCGAGCTCTGGCGCGGCTTCCCGTACCAGGCGTACCACCTCTCCGAGTTCGCGTTCTACGAGAAGGGGCAGTTGATGGTGAAGTCGGCGCTCGCCGGCGCGCCCGACGACGCATACATCGTCAAGGAGACGACGGCGAACGGGTTCAACCACGCCTACCGCTCGTGGAACGCGAAGGACGCCTACTTCAAACTCTTCATCCCCTGGTCGGACGACCCGACCTACGTCCGGCGCAAGCCGTTCGACGAGACGACGCCGGCGCTCGAGGACTACCTCGCCCGGCACAAAGACCTGACGCCCGAGCAGTTCAACTGGGTCCGGCACCGGTTCAGCTCAAAGCTCGAGCAAGACCTCAAGTCGCTGCTGCAGGAGTTCCCGTTGACGGCGGACGAGGCGTTCGTCGCGCACGGCGGGCGCGTGTTCCCGTTCTTCTTCCAAGACGTGGTCGACCCGGAGGACGGGCTGGTCGAGTACCTTGAGCCTGAGCGGGACGTGCCGCATGTGATGGGCATCGACGTGGCCACGGGCGACAACGAGAGCGACGACAGCGACTACCAAGCGTACACCGTCTTGTCGGTGCGCGACCGTCGGCGCCCGGAGACAGCCGCGGTCCAGCGGTGCCGGGTGCCGCTCGAGCAGTTCTGCCAAGACTGCCTCGCGACGGCGAAGCGGTACAACGCGCTGGTGGTCATCGAGGCGAACCACTTGGGCGCCGCGGTGCTCGACTACTTCGTCCAGCGGCACTACCCGCACATCTACAAGCGCAAGGACCACGACAAGACCGGCGACAAGATGGTCGAGCGGATGGGCTGGTACACGTCGGTCAAGACGCGCCCTCTGCTGCAGAGCAAGCTCATCAGCACGCTGCGACCGGCCCAGCCGCCGCCTCCCAAGGAAGAGACCGACTGCAAGATGTTCGTTGTCGACGACCGCATGCGCTCGGACATCAACACTTGGGAGTGGGCGAGCAAGACCCGGGCTGACCACATGGCTGGCGAGCACGACGACGTGCTCATCAGTTGTGGTCTGGCGCTGATGGGCATCGAGCAACTTGGCGACTGGACTCCGATGGAGGATGATGAAGACGTGCCGCGGACAGCCGAGGAAGTTCTTCGGTGGGAAGCGAAGCACGGCATGAGCTGGGAAGAGGCTCACGGCGACGAGACGAACGAGACGCTGTTGAGCATCCCGTACTGAGGACACCATGGCTGGCACCACGAACCCCGAGACGAACACGGCCCCGCAGACCCCGGACACCCCGGAGACCCCGGACATCGACCACCTGAGCGACGAAGAGGTCATGCGCGCGACGAGCGAAGCCTTCGCGAAGGTGGGGGACGACTCTGCCCCCGCCGAGGCCGAGCCCGAGCAGCCCGAGGCCAAGGCCGACGGCGAAGAGCTCGACGGCGACGACGAGCCGCCTGAGGACAAGGTTGAGGACGAGGCGGAGGACAAGGCGGACGGCGAGGACAAGGCCGACGGCGAGGACAAGGCGGCGGCGCCAGAGGGCGTCGACCCCGAGGTCGCCAAGCAGAAGCAGGAGATCGAGGACGCGATCGAGAAGACGACGGACCCGGAAGCTCTCAAGCAGCTCGAGAAGATGCGCCTGCAAATCGGCGCCCTCGCCCTGCGGCAGGAGATCCGCTCCGCGCGGGAGAAGTACCCGGACGTGCCCGAGGCGGTTCTCATCAACGCGGCCTACGACCCCAACGACAGCCGGTCGATGGTCGAGATCGCCAAGCATTGGGACAACGTCTTGACCCAGGCCATGGAGCGCAAGTACAAGCGGAGCCAGGGTGCTGGGGAGAAGGTCCAGACGGACCTCGAGCCGTCGCGGAACGAGCCGGAACCAGCCAAAGACCCCGGAGACCTCTCCTGGGACGACCTCTGGGATGAAACGCGAAACGCCTTCACAGGCGGTTGATGACGGGAGAGAGCGATGGCGGCAACCAAGGCAACAGCCGAGAGTCTTCTCAAAGAAAAGTACCTGCCCAAGATTCAGCGGACGCTGAACAACGAGGCGCTGGTGCAGAACCTGCTCCGCAAGGGCACCAGGCGTGTCATGTGGACGGGTTCGGAGTGGAAGAAGGTCTTCCACGTCGGTCGCAACGACGGCATCGCCTACGCGGACAACTCCGGCGGCGGCCTCCCGTCCCTGCCCGCCGCGGGCGCGCAGACCTACCTCGAGGTCAAGGGCGACACGGCGCGCATGCTGTTCCGCTTCCAGCTCGACGGGCGCATCTTCGACGAGACGGAGAAGGGCACCCCCGACGAGAAGTTCGCGAGCGTGTTCTTTGAGGAGATGAAGGGCCTCGAGCGCGACGTGAAGAAGAAGTTCAACCGCGACGCGGTGGTCGCCGGTGACATCGCCGGCATCATCAACGAGAAGGCCACGTCGACCGCGACGACCGCGGCCACCGACGTGACGGCGCCCGCGGAGGGCACGCTGACCGTCCAGTACAGCGGCGACTTCGCGCGCTTCTCGACGGTGGTCACCGCCACCCCGGCGACGTGGATTCGTGTCAACCTCATTGCGATGGACACCTACGCGACCATCGCGACCTCGCCGTCGGGCGGCGCGGTCTACATCAAGGGCTACGACGAGGCGGCTGGCACCATCACGCTGGCAGTCATCGACGCCACGGGCGCGGGCAGGACCATCAGCACGGACCTCGCGGACGACGCCTACGGCATCGCCGTGCAGTTCGCCGACGCGCTGTACGACGACAAGGACGGCGACGCCTTCGGCGCGCTGTACAACTACAGCCTCCAGCCCCACGGCCTGCTGCACAACATTTGCAGCAACACCCTGCACTCGGGCATCACGAGCCAAGGCTCGACCATCACCCGCGACGCGGCGGCGGCGGCGACCATCCGGTCGACCGTCATGACGATGGGCAAGCAGGCCGGCGCCGGCTCGCTCCGTCAGCCGCTGACGGTGACCCGCTTCCACGAGGTGCTCGACGAGGTCTACGACAAGCTCGGCGAAGAGCCCGACCTGATCTTGGTCAACAGCAAGTTCTTCTCGCTGTACAACGACCTGGTTCAGACGGTCACCTTCGGCGGTGAGTACAAGATCGAGGGCAAGAAGGGCACGGCGGACCCGAGCATCGGTCGCGACGGCATGCGCTTCGCGGGCATCAAGTTCATGCGCTCGCAGGAAGTGCCCAACGGCATGGCCTTCATCCTGACGAAGAAGGACTGGATGACGCTCGAGAAGACGCCGTTCGGCTTCCGCAACAACGTCACCAACACCGGCGTGCTCGAGCCCCGTCCCGACCACGACGGCTACCAGGGCGTCGGTCGCTGGATGCTGGACTTCTTCTGCGACCAGCCGGCCAACCAGGCCATCCTGACGGGCTTCGCCTACTAAGGCCGCCCGTGCTGCTGGCTTTCCAGATCCTGGGCCTCGCAGCCGCCACCGCTTTGGTGGTGGCTGCTTGGCTTTTGGTCTACTGGCTATGGGTGCGGGTCAACGACAAGCACATCGTCCGGGTGCCTGTTGATATAGTGCGCCCGGACAACGGTTCCCCACCGCCATCCGACTTGCCGGGCGACCCCGACGAGTGGCAGCCTCTCAGCGGCCTTGGGGACATTCCCGCGGGGGGCGCAGATGGCAGGCCGATCCGACTACGCTCGTGAGCTTGCGATGCTCGAGCAGGAGCGCAAGCAGGAGGCCCGTGGCCGCGGCGGGGCGTTGGGCGGCATCCTTGGCGCTCTGGCCGGCGGGGTCATCGGCACCTTCGCGGCCCCGGGCCTTGGCACAGCCACTGGCGCCTCGCTCGGCGCGAGCCTTGGCGGTCAGGCAGGCGGCGCCATCGCGGGGAACCGCGTCTCTAGGAGCGATGTCGAGGACGAGCTTGAAGACCGCCTTGAAGCCGAGCGGATTGAGCGCATCGCCCGCAGCCGAGGTGTGATGTGAGCAAGATCCGCAACAAGGGCGAGCTCAAGAACATCGCCGACCAAGTCTCAAAGGGCCGTCGCGACAACGAGGCTGCGCGCATCGTGTGGCACCTGTGCTCGTGCTTCCTCGAGGGCAAGCACGAGGTTCGCTACAACAGCAGCTCAAACGAGTTGTGGGCCGGCTTCCCGACCGACCGCGAGAAGTCGCCGGTGGTCAACAAGACCCTGGCCAAGTTCAGGACGGCGAAGGCGGCCCTGCAGGTCGGCATGCCCGGCATCGGGGTCCAGCCGACGCTCGGCGTCTTCGACGACATGACGAAGGCCATGGCCTGCCAGCACTACCTGCAGGCGCAGTGGTCGGCGCAGAAGATGCACATGGTCGTCGGCGAGCTTATCGACCGACTGCTGGCGCACGGCAACGCCGCGCTCTACAGCTACTGGAGCAAGGAGAAGGGCCGCCCCTGCACGGAGATCATCCCGGCCAAGCAGTTGGTCTTTGAGGAAGCGGTCGAGAGCCCGGAAGAGAGCCGGTGGGTCGGCATCATCCGGTACATCCACAAGCGCGAGGCGTACAAGAAGTGGCCTGAGCTCAAAGAAGAGCACCAGCGCCAGTACGAGGACATGGCGGACCCTAGCCTGAGCGGCCTGCGTCAGCTTCCGCCCGACCGTCTGGAGACCTGCTACGTCTTCTGGCGCAACGGCGACTATGCGGTCATCGTCGACGGCATGGTGGTGTCGAGCGGCAACATGGGCTTCAAGGGCGTGCCGCTGTCCTTCATCCGGTTCACCAAGATCCCCGACCGGCTGTGGGGCAAGGGCATCGTCGAGCCGATGATGAACCTGAACCTGCAGTACAACCGGCGTCGCAGCCAGCAGATGGTCAACGGCGACCTGATGGCGAACCCGTTCTGGGCGAACCCCCGGGGCAACGGGCTCAAGAAGAAGGACTTCACGTCGCGGGTTGGCGGGGTGCTTGAGTACAGCATGCACGTCGGCGCGCCCAAGCAGCTCCAGCCGTTGCCCCTGCCGCCACAGGTCGCTGAGGACATCGACCGGCTAGACGCGGAGATGCAGGACGTGGCGGGCATCCACCGGGCGTCGATGGGTGGCCGTGTGCCGGGCGTGAGCTCTGGCCGCGCCTTGCTTGCCCAGGCAGAGCAGGACTCGACGAACCTGTCGCCGGCGATGGAGAACATCGCGGACGGGCTGTCGGATTGGGGCAAGGTCCAGTTGCAACTGGCCAAGCAGAACCTCAAGGAGCAGCGGGCCATCCGTGCGTATGGTTCGACGGGGCGCATCATCCACCGCAAGGTGAGCAGCACCGATTTCTTTGACGACCCGGAGGTTGAGATCGAGGCTTCGACCCTCTTCCGGCGCACAGCCGAGGCGAAGGAGGCGCGGGCCATGGGCCTGCTGCAGGCCGGCCTCGCGGACCCCAAGGAGGTCCGTGCGTCGCTGAGGCTGGACGTGGACCCTCTGCGTCGCACCGAGGCCATGCTGGACTACGTCCACGCCGAGGACATGCTCGAGGCAGCGAAGCTGGTTGGTCCCAAGAGGGTGGAGAACCCGGATGGCTCAGTCACACTGGAACCATCGGACATCGAGACCGTGGAGGTCTTTGCGAACGACAACCTCGAGGCAATCGTCGAGGTCTTCGGTCAGTTCATCAAGACGCCCGAGTACTACGAGCTCGACGCCGAGGCCCAGGACTACATCCGAGACGTGGTCGTCGAGGTCTCGGCCTTCATGGCGAACCCGGCGCCGACGGGCATGCCCTACGGGCAGATTTATCCCAAGCAGGGTGCGTCCGTGGCACCTCAACAGACATCCCCGATGATGCCCAACGCGGGCCCGCGCATGCAGGAGGCCGCGGTCGGCCAGCAGCAGGCCGCCGCGAACATCAGCCGCGACGCTGGCGAGGCAGCCGGCCAGAACATGGGTGGTGGCTATGTGGGTTGATGAGATCGGCGCGCTGTTCCGCGACTACATCGACGAGCCCGACGAGAGCTACATCGACGACGGCTACGTCGCTCGTGCTCTCAAGATCGCGTACCGCGAGTTCCGGCGCCGCGTGGCGTCGCAAGACCCAAACGCCTACGTCACGCGCGCGAGCCTGGGTACGCTGACCGACCGGACCTACGACCTGTCGGACGTGGCGAACCCGGTGGTCATCCTGGGCAGCGGCGCGCTGACGCACCCTCGTCTTGAGCAACTGCTCTCGGTCTACAACACGGCGACCGACGCGACGCATCAGATCGTGCAGGAGCAGGAGGCGCTGTCGCAGGCGCGGTACAACTCCGCCCGGATCGAGTGGTCGTCGGGCAACCCGGTCTTCTTCGACGGGGCGGTCCTGTATTGGGCGTCGGTTCCTGGTGCGGTCTCGATCCGCTACCGCGGGGCTCCCGCTGTAGACTGGTCGAGGTTGACGAGCGGGGACAACGAGTTCGTCGACGACTTCGACGAGTTCCACGACATCATCGCGTTGCTGGCGTGCAAGCAGTACATGGTTCGTGACGGGACACGGAACTTCTCGCTCGACGAGTTGTTCGACAGGCGCATGAAGGACTTTGAGACGGCCATGAGTGGCATGCGGACGGCTGGGCCCATGACGGTGAGCATGGACAGGAACTGGTGACCTGTGGACCTTGAGATCATCAAGTGGCTGGCTGAGGGCGTCTTCCTCATCATCTCGATGGTGGTGGGCTACACCCGGGTCATCACCAGCATGGAGTCTGGCCAGGCGGCCCTCACCAACGAGGTGAAGGCCAGT